TTTTCTAATCTTGAAAAAGAAGAACTTAAAAATGCATATAAAGTATCTGGGCATTTAATAGAGTCATTTGCTAAAGCTGGTATTACTGTTAATGTAGAATTTGATAGCAGTATAGATAATATAGGGCAAGTAGATCCTGCTATAGAGGGTGAAAATCCAACTATAAGAATTAATCCTGAGAAAGTTAAAAAAGATACAACATACCATGAATTTGGGCATATTTACATAGATTTATTAGGAGTAGACAACCCTGTAGTTGCTAAAGCAATTCTTGAGTTACAAGAAACACCACTTTATGCGCAAGTAGAACAAGCGTATCCAGAATTATTAGGGGAAATGCTAGACAAAGAAGTATTAGCCACGGCCATCGGGTTAGAAGGAGCTAAAATTACTAGGAAAAACCCTAATAAACTACAAAGAATAATCAATAGAATAATGAGAGCTATTGGTAATATATTTGGCGTTACACCAAACACAGCTGCAGTGCTTGCAGAAGAAATGTTTGCTCAGGAGCTAAGAAGCACAAGTATGATTAAGAGTCTAAGTAGTTACACACAAGCTAGTAAAGACCAAGTAAGGTTACAAGAACTAGTTGATAATGCAAGAGTTAGAATTAATTCAGAGCTATATGATTTAAACCTGTTACCTGAAGATCAGATAGATGAAGAACAAAAAGTAACACTATTAAGATTAGAAAGCAGTTTAACTAAAGTAGAAAAAGTAGAAGACTTATTTAAACTTGTAGATGCAATGGCTGGAGCTCTAACTAGAACAGAAGCTAGATATGAAGAGCTTATGCGCTTACCTGAAGAGGAAAGAGGAACAACACAGAATTTAAATACTATGTGGGCTTTAAAGAAACAACTTGATAGTTTAGAAATGTTTCAAAGTATAAAATCTTTATTACTTTCTAAAAAAAGAAAAGCTTTTAATAAAGATAAAAGCTTTATGTCAGAAATGGACTCTTTTGAGGCTTTTACTAATTTAGAAGACAGAGTAAATGAAATATTAGATCGAGCAGAGTCTTTAGACAAGGCGTTTGTTGATGATGTTGTACCTATGTTAGCGCAGTCTATGATAGGGCTAACAAATAAAAACATACCAAAAGAAATACAAGCTCAGATTGATAACATGGTTAAAAACCAAAGAACAATTGGATTAGACACTACAGACTTAGCATACTTAGAATTACAAAAAGATTTAAAAGTAGGGAGAATTACTGAAGAAGAATTTACAGCAAAAAAAGTAAAATTGAATGTTGAACAATTTAAACAAAAACAACTTTTAAACTATAAAGATTTAGTATCAGAGCTAACAGCCGCACATAAAGACAAGAGCGCATACTCTTATTACTTTGACCCAATTGCTTATTCTAGTGATAGAGGTATACAACTGTTAGTTAAAGCAGTTCAAAAAGCTAATCTTGAATCAAATGATATGACTTTAGATTTAAAATCTAAGTTAGCGCCTGCGTATGAAGCTATGGCAGAGGGTAAAAACGAGTCAGATGTTGAAAGATTAAATGATCCATTCTTAGAAGAAGTTACTATAAATGGAATGAAAAGATTAGGCCTTGTAAATCCAATTGATAGTGAAAAATATTATTCAGAGCTAAAACAAGAAAAGGAAAGATTAGGAGATAAACACGGTATACCAAAAAAAGAAGATTATAATGAAGATTATACTTTATTTCAAAAAGCACTACAAAGATGGGGAAATACAGAGTCTAAAGGAGGAAGATATAGACTTGAATTATTAAAATGGAATCAAGCAAATACTAAACCGGTCCCAGGATGGGAAAAAGAAAGAGACAGTATTAAGGCTGAGATGAAAACACAAAGTAAAATTATTGTAGAATTAAAAGGAGCAAAAGAACTAAATACAGAAGCTTTGTCTAATGCTAGGATACGTAAAAATCAACTAGAAAAAGTTTTAAAAAGAAACTTAATAAATAACAAAGCGGCAGGTGATTGGGTTCAACCTAATCCGGAAGTATATAAAAATGCTAAATATGAAGCAATACAAAATGATCCAGCGCTAAAAGCTTACTATGATTTTGTGATACAAGAATTTCAAGTTGCTCAAAGAATGATTGGTCTTAAACAAATGGAAAAGAATAACTGGGATAAATATTCTTATTTAATGCCAACGTATAGAAAAGAAGACATTGATAGATTAAAAGAAAAAGGTCTTTACAATACAGCTAAAGACACACTGTCAGATTCTTTTACTATTCAAGAAACTAATCATGATTATTATACATTTAATGAAAATAATAGAGATGTAGATAAAAGAGTTCCAGTTTATGCAGTAAATAGAGTTGCTTCAAAAGAAGTATCTAAAGATATTGCTAGTAGTTTATACAGGTTTAGGCACATGGCACACAATTTTAAAAGTAAAAGTGAAATTGTTGGTCAGGTTAATTTCTTTAGACAAGTATTAAAAAATAGACCAACATTAGAAACTAACTCAGCAAATATACAGCTCATACAAAAAGCAGCTGCTTCTATGGGTATTTCTATGCCTAAGCTTAAAGAAGGAGAAAGTAATAATTATAAACATGTTAATGAGTGGTTAGACTCTATAATGTATGGGCAAAGCAATTTAAAACAAGATTTTACAGTATTTGGTAAAACTTTTTCAGCTAATGAAGGTGTTTCTACTTTAAATGCTTTTACAGCAATGAGTACTTTATCTTTTAATTTACTACAAGGAGCAAATCAGTCTATTCTTGACAACATGATGATGCTACAAGAAGGATTTGCAGGACAATTTATGAATAAATCAGATATTGCGTGGGGTAAAGGAGAGTACTGGGGCTCAGGGATGGCCGTAACAGATATAGGTAGGTTTGATCCTAAAAGTAAAATTGGTAAAGCTGTAGAATTCTTTGATGCTTTAACAGAATTTACAGATACTGAAGGTAATCAAATTGTTGGGGGTAAAGTTAGGAAATTTGCTAGAAGTGGTAATTTATTATTTTTACAACAAGCTGCAGAACATGAGCTATCTGCTACAAGAATGTTAGCTTTAATGAAAAATTTAGAAGGTACTTTTAAAGACGGTGATGGTAATGTTATCCTTACTGAAGACGGTAAGCCTACTAATTTGTATGATTTATTAGTTATAAATGAAAAGACAGGTAAAATGTCTTTAGATTCTAGAATAGATGAAAAGAATTCAGAGTTTAATAGATTAGATTTTATCACTAAACTACAAGGGTTATCTAGAAGAACTAATCAGATAAAAAGTAAAATGCATACTAACATGCTAAGTAGAAGATGGTATGGTAAGTTATTTATGCTTTTCCGTAACTGGCTGCCATCTGGAATTAGGAGAAGATACGGACACGGAGGTAGTTCTACAGTACATGTAGATGAAGAAATGGGTGTTTTAACTCAAGGTATGTATATATCTTTTTGGAATCTTATCCAAGAAAGTATATCAGAAGGATCATTTGCATATGGTAAGATGACTGAAATGGAACAACAAAATATTAAAAGAACTGCAGTAGAATTATCATCTCTAATAGGAGCTATGGTTTTAGTAGCAGCATTAGCAGATCTTGATGATGAGGATGAAACGTGGCTATCTAATTTTGCATTGTATCAAGCTAAAAGATATGAAACAGAAATTATGCAGTGGACGCCACTAGTAGGGAGTAAAGAAGCCTTTAGAATTTTACAATCTCCAACAGCAACTGCAAGGCCTATACTAAAAGGAGGAGAATTATTAGGACAAATACTAAGTGAAGGTGCGTATGCAATAGGTTTAGGAGATCAAAAAGATGTATTTTATCAAAGAAAAACTGGTAGATTTAAGAAAGGTGATAGAAAAATCAAAAAAGATTTTGAAGATTTACTACCTATATTTAGAGGTATAAATAAATCAAAAACACCACAAGATGCATATAAGTGGTTTACAACACTAGATTAAAGGGGCCACAAAAAAGGGGCATTTGCCCCCTTCTTTTTACATTGACATTTTTAATAATAATAAATAACCAATTAAGTCATCAACTGTATCTTCAGTCTTATCATTAATTCCTTTATTTTTTATCCTCATAATCTTGTCATCAATTCTTGCACAGATTGCTTCTGTAGCATCTAGCCTACTAAAAATCTTAACCGGGTTTAAAGCAGTGTCTCCATAAGCTTTATTTTTACTTTTTAAGAGTTTTATAATTTTATTAGTAGTATTATCTAATTTAGTTTCAAAAGTCTCTGTTCCAAAAGTGCTCGATTTTATCCAATCAGGTATAGAGATTATTATATCTTCTATTACATTTTTAGGTTCAGTATAAAAACACATATCATTAGTTTCAATTGAACATAGTTTTATATCAGTTCTTGTAATGTCTGCCACTTTATACTTTTCTCCTATAACCCCTCTACCATCTTGAGGCTTACTTATTAATTTTACTATACTATTTAGTTCTATCATAACAATTTTTTTAATTTATAAATTTCAGGGTTAAAAGTTTCTACTTCAATATCTAAAACACTTAATAACTCTGAATTAACCGGTAAATCTGCACCTAGTTTTTCTTCAAGCAGCTCTCTACGTCTTGGACTTTTAAATATAATTTGCCCAATTTCGTCGTGTATATCTGCATTATGAAAATCTAAAATATCTATTTTATATTCTTTAGATAGTTTAGAGTATTTACCAAGCCTAAAAGCTCTATACTCTTTACTATATCCTTTTGGAATATTAAAAACAAACATTACAAGGTTTGGATTTGGGTCGTATCTACGTTTAAACATTTTAAAAGTAGTTAAAAGCTTTTCAAACTTTATAAACCTTAAATCAGAAGAAAATCTAAATAAAATTGCAATACAATTGCTATCTTCTTCAGTAGCTACAAAACAATTTAAGAAAAATTTGTTCCAAAAATATAATTTTCTAGTGCCGGGAAGCATAGGCATTAAAAATGTAGAAGCTTTAGTGCGTTTAGCAATTGAAATATGATATTCTACTTTATTATTAAGAGAAAGCACGTTATTACTTATTTGCTCTATAATATTAACTTTGTATTTTATCTTTTTAATCTCAACTGTTAAACCCAACTCAAGCTTATAATCTGAAGGCCCTTCTAGTGCGTGTATAATTTTTTTATCTTTATATATAGGTTTTAAACATAAAGTATTTCCTGTAATTTTAAACATTAATGCATTTACAGGTGTATATACTAATTCATCACACTTTGTTACCATAATTCTTCTTGGTTTAATATTTCAACTTTATGTGTTACTAGCTCTGGAAGTTCTATACCAGTTTCTCTTAACACATCTTCTTTAGTTTTTAAGATATAAATAAGTTTAAACGTTTCTGTAAATCTATGAATTCCATCTGCAATTCCAAACTTTTCTATATATTTATTCAAAACAAACTCAGGCATTTCTACTGGAACCAAGTCTTCTAACCATGCAGAAGCTGTTTTTTCCCCTACTTTTGGTATACCTACAATGCCATCTGTAGAATCACCCATTAGGACCTGTTTCCACAAAAACCTTAAAGCATCATTCTCATCAAGTGTTATAAACTCTGCTTTACCGTAGTTATAATTAGAGACTTTGTTTTGGTATAGCACATCTTTATCTGGACTGCATATAACAGTTTTTAAAGGGTCGTGATATACAGACACAAGATCATCTGCTTCTAATTCAGGTATGTATGTAAAGTTCCATTTTTGTTTTAAATACTCTTTAATTGCTGGCCATATAATAGGTTTGTCTCCGCCTTTTCTATTGTACTTGTATGGTTTTGTAGTTGCTATGTTGTATCTAAAGCATTTACCTTGTGTAAGAAAACCGGCGTACCTATCCGCATTTGTTATATTTAGCATTTGAGTGATTCTCATATCTATTCCTTCTAAAGCTTCTTCTAGTGTAGGCTTACTCATCTCATAATATATAAGACTATCACCATCTATCAAAGCTATCTTTTCATTTCTATCCATTTTTTTAAGTTTTAAGTTAATATAAAGGGGCATAACCACATATAGGCCTTATTTAATATTCCTTTGATGGAATAACCCCATTATATCTACCAATTAAACACTAGCTACAGAGACTATTAATTTCTGCAACTTCCTTGTCACACTGAGCTTTTCGTTCAGATTTTTCTTGCACTGCTTTCGCACGCATATCATCCCATTCAGCGTCTGTCATAGCTGCATAGCTAGAGCTATGGTAAATAGATCCATTCACACCTGCTAAGGAAGAATGAACAAAATATTGCTTACATCTAATAGCACCGTCTTCATCACAAGGCACAGCCCCGATATGCATAGGATCTACAAAGATGTTGTGAATCTCTCCACTATAGCAATTGATGTACATAAGACCACCTACATGTAAACCTTTAACACATGAACGTCTATCGTCAACGTTAACTTGGTCCCATGATTCTAATCTATGTGTACACCCAACTTTAATAAAATGTTGAGGATCAGCATAGCCATTAGTACCTTCACAATAAAAAGCATCACCACTACTCCCCATCATAGCTGGTTCAAATAGTCTATCTTCTACATGCTCTGGTAATCCATCCCCTTCTATTTCCCCGGTGTCAATGTTAAACGTTCTTTTATAACGATCAACTTGTTCACCAGTTTCTTGATCATACTTATGAAGCACTTCTCTAGATACCTTGTAACCATTTAGTAATCCCTCATGGGTGATTTTCATTTGGTACATCTCGGCTCTCTTAGAAGCTGCTTCATGAGTAAGACCTTGTTCCATAAGATCTTCTTTTATTTTAGGGTGAGTATATTTCATATTCACAAAATTAAAGAATCGCGTACAGAAATCGTCCCCGTGACCTTGCTTCATCTTTCTCCACAAGATTGGGTTACGTAACCATCTAGTCCACATCTTAATTAAAGGCATAAAGTCTAACTCTTTATCTAAAGAGTCAAATATTCTGTCTACTAGCGCTTGTGGCATTGGTATCGAAGATACTATGCTGTTATGCTTAAGAAAGAATTCTCCTGTAGCCTTATTAACGTGAATGTACTCACATTGTGTTTCAATGGTTTTAGTATAGTCTACAACACATAAAGGAGCAAATGCTTCTAATATTTCATTGTATTCTTCTACTGTATTTACTGTTGCACTAGCTTCTGCTAGCCCACTCATATCATTATACAGTTCTTTACTGTAATCAACTGTGAACGGAGTTTCTCCGTATGATCCACAGATTTTGTCTTCTATTACATTTATTGTAATCATAATCTAATTATTTAATTGGTTAAAAAATATACCTTATTGTGTTCCAAGGTATTGTTGTTTGGTGTAATTCTCTAAATTGTCTGATGTATTCAGATTTTATTCCAAGTTTGTATCTTATGTTTTCTCCTCCATATTGAGAGCGCTTCACTTCTTGTTTGTCTAGAACCCAAAGATCTACTTCTGTGTCTGGGTGTCTACCTAAATTTATAGTGTGCTTCTTAAAATTGTGGGTTAGAAAAATACATTCTGATAAAACTTGTTCTTTATAACTGACATAATCATTCATCATATCAAACAGATATTTGTAATCTTTTAACCATCCATCATATACAATGATAGGACTATAGTTTACATGTACATCATAACCTGCATCTATAAAGGCATCAATAGCTTTTATTCTATCGAGTATCTTACTTGTACCTGGTTCGTGTAAATCTGATTTGTGTTGAGGCATTAGACTAAATCTAATACGTATCTTACCTTCAGGATCAAAAGAGCAAAGATTAGGATTTACATACTTAGTTGCAAAACTGCCCATTGCTACAGGATGATCACGAAAGAATTCAAAAATCCTTTGCCACTCATGATGCTTAGCATGCAACGCAAAATCCTCGTTGCAGCTAATATCATAAGTTGTAAAAGTTTTGTGAGTCTGATTAGGTTTGTCTACAGGTGTAAAATACGCGTGATTATTAACCGAAGTCAATATATCACCTGTATTTGTAGCTACAGACAAACCTTTATCTTTATGGCGTTTCATATAACAGTATGAACAGTTATACAAACATCCATAACCAAAACTAGGAGAAATAAAATCTGTAGATCTTCCAGAAGCTCTTATTTTAAAGGTCTTCCTTATATCTTTAGTTACTAGCTTTCCCATGTTTCTCGACTTTTTGCTCTTAAATAAACTCTAATTTCTTTCTCTAAAGCAGAACTCATATCACATTCCCTATTATTTAAAGACTCAATTGAATTTAACATAGGTGCAATTTCTTCTGCAAATTCTACTAAATTATCATATTTAGCTAGTATATCTAAATCTGCAGCTCTTGCGTTAGGTATATCAGAAAGTACAAACATTTCTTTAGATTTAGCTTGAACATCCTGAGCATCAATATTTGGTATTGCACAAAATAGTTGAAAATCATAAAGCTTATCCATAAAAAGTTTAATTTCTGTATCTATAACACGATTGTTACTATAAGAATAATGATCTAGCCTTAAGTCTAAAAGCTCACAATAGTCTTTTTGAAGGTCCGGGTGAATACACCCCATACCTTTCATAAATGTAAAGTCTTCTATTCTAGAGAGTTTATATGCAGTGTAGTATTTAATTAAAGATTGATCCATAGTATATTCATTGTTAGGAGTTAATTGTAAAAATAGTTCATCAATGTGTCTAACATTAGGGTTTTTTATAATGTGTTTAACTTTATCTTGACTAACACGTATAAGTTGAGGGGTATCCCATCCTTGTTTAGGAATAGCCCAGTCTTCATACTTATCTTTATTATACGTCATGTACCTAACAGGAGGATGCTCGTACCAAAATACCGGCTCACTATGATTTTTATCATAAGATGCTTGATAGCTGTTTTCATATACTTTATTATGTGTAGGAACTATATGAAATAAAGCTAAAGCAGCTGATCTCATTTTATGTTCGTCTTCTGATGTACAATAATAAATACGATTTGTACTAGACATAAGATCTTTAGCTTTTGGCTCAATCTTATCTAAAGTAAACAAGCTATCTTTTTTATCATCATAACGAAGAGTATATGCTACCATTCTTTCTTCAATAGCTCTACGATCTGCAGCTGATAAATTAGTAAACTTAGATAGTTCTGCCTGTTGGCTTTCTTCAAGCTTAGAGTCTGTAATAAAAGATTCTGGAACTTCAACATCATCATAGTTTTTATACCACTCTGATGCCTCAATGAATTTAAGAACAGCACTACGTTTAGCTGTAATTCTATTCTTTTCTTTCATAAGCCAAGCTAAAGTTTCACCACTAGCTTTATTTATATCTTCTGCAAACTTAGAGTCTAAATCTTCTAAAGTATAAGTACAAACTTTATTTGGATCCCATTTAGATTCTTGATCTAGCTGTCTAAGATAAGCATCTTTATATCTATTAAAAGAACCTTCTCTTGCATATAAATGTTTAGCTTGAAGTCCTCCCCAGCTTTTTACCGGGTCTCTTTCCATTTTATTACCAACCATTTTTGGAGCCATAAGATTAAAACCTTCAAACAACTTACTAGCAGGACCATATTTAATTCTAGGATCAGGAACAAAACTAGGTTTAATTGTGTCTTTATCTACAATTTTTGCTAGCCTATTTATAACTCTATTGTCGTCTGAACCTTTTGTAATAATAGCTGTACATTTATCTATCCACTTTAAGAAATCTGTTTCTTTAAGCTCTTCCTGAATCAAATCACTAGCCTGTTTTGCTGCAGCTGTAATTATACCTTTAATATACTTTTTAGTAGCTTCATTCCATATAACTTTCTCACGAGATGGAGTAACATCTACACCCTCTTGTAATACTGTCTCAGTTCCATCTTCATTAGCAACAACTTGCCGTGTTGGGCATTTAAAAGCAATAGAACCGTACATCTGTTCCATTTCTAGCTCCCTGAAATCAATATACCCATAATTAATACCTGTTGTAGACTTTTTATCTTTAACAAGCACAATGTGAGGTTTATTAAAATAGTATGAATCAGAAATAATTAAATTATCAGAGTTATATATTACTTCTGCTTGAAAATTAACTTTTCTTTCATACCCATCATCTTCATTATCTACAATTTTAAAGTTAACATTGTTAAAATACAACAGTTGTTCTTCTACTGACTCTTCAAACTTATTACGATTATGTTTCTTAACACCAAAAGATACAGTTGTTTGATTTGGTTTGTCTGTCTCTTCATAATATACTTTGGTTCCATCACTGAACGTAACAAAAGGATTAGTTTTACCTTCTTTTACATTAAATGCAGGTATAATAAAATCAGTTTTGTAGTTATAACAGTTACATTTAAATCTCTTACCATTGTATGAAGTCTCTATAGTATAGAAATCTACACCAGTTGATAGTGCAGCTTTTGCACCAAGACCAAAGGCACCAAAATTTTCACTAGTATTTCTTTTCGTAGAATAACCTAGTTCCAATATACCTTCTAATCGTCTTGCTCCAATACCTACACCATGGTCAGTAACTGCAAATGTATCACAATATCCAACACCTTCATTTTTTGTGTATGTTAAAAATATCTCATCTCCTCCCTGTAATGCTTTTAAATCATAATAGTTTGGATTAAAATTACTGTCTTCGTACTGAGCACCGTGGCGCTCAATGTAGTAGTCTGACGCTTTCTTTTTTCCACTTAATATTTCTATAGCTATTTCTTTCTCACGTTGAGAGTCACATGCATTGGTAACAAGTTCTCTTACAGTAGATTGAATTGGCATAGAATATTGTGTAGATTGAAGAATGTCAAAAACCATTTTCTCTGCGCCTTTATTGATGCGCTTTGCAATGCCGGTATTACCATGCATTGGCTTGTCAATTGTTTTAATACTCATATAATAGTGTTTAATTGGTTTATATATTTACTAGCCCATATCTCGGGCTTCATCTGCTTCCATTTCTTTTTTTGCGTCAAGCTGTTCTTGCTCGTACTCGTATTCATCTACGGGCTCATCAAAGTATTTGGTTTTGCAGTGTGGACTTTCACATTTGTAGACTTCACATCCACAATATAAAGTCTCTTCGCTGTAATCATAGCCACAGCAGGAGCTAACGGTATTAGCCATAATTTAAAGTGTTTAATAAGTTAAAAATTTGTTATAATTGCTTAATAAGATCAACAACTTCGTCTACTTGCTTCTTATTACGAGGCATAAATAGTACGTATTGTTGCTTAGTATCTTTAAGATGTTTTTTAAATAGTTTCCACCTTAAAGGAAAAGACTCATTAGCATAGCCTTTTGTTTCAATGATAAATTTACCTGCTGGATCTACAAAGTCAGGAGTATAAGTAATTGGTCGAATCTTACTTCCTTTATTGTAAAGCTTTTTAGCTGTGCCTTCATAGCATGCTTGCGGATAAACTAACCCATCAAATATTGTAAATGTACGCTCTTCATATTTTATAGGGACTTTAGCTTTTTCAAGTTCTTTATAACAATAAAGTTCTAGATTAGACTGAAAATTGTGCCCATCATATGTGCTTTTTTTAGCATTTTTTACTTTAGATCTTCCTTTACTTCTCCAAGCCATAGTTCATCACGTTTGTTTGAAGGTACCCTTCCAGACCTCTATTCTTATTCCAGATAAATGCTTGCCCACATCTTAATGTACCTACATATCCTTGGGTTTTATGCCAAGCATCGTTTGCACATATAGAAGGTATAAACCTAACTTTAGTCCCCATATATTCATTTAGCATTTCTTTATGCTTATGTCCACAATGTACTTCCCTAACTTTAGACCTACTCCACATCTCCGGCTGTTCTGTTGCTATTAATAATGGAAGTTCTTGAGCTTTTTCTTTATCACCATGTGTAAACATAATCATGTTGATCCCATACTCATAGTATTTACGAGAGTTTAAACTGTTGTCTATGTTAACGTTTTCATTGTTATTGTATACAGCATCTAAAACTTCTCCTGCATAAAACATGCGTTCAAAATCATGATTACCTTGTACTACTACAACGTCTACCGGGGCAAACTGTGCTAAATAATCAATTGCTTTAGTAACTAAATGCCAATAACCTCTAAAAGATTGACGCCATTGCATCCTATCATGTTGAGGTGTACCTTTAGTTGTAGCTCTTGAATATCCTTCAGAGTTTAATCCATCATTACCTACAGGTAATAAGAAACGTTCTATTTCAACACCATCTGCCTTTCTATGTAAATCTACAATAGCTTGCATATAATGTCTCTCCATAGCTCCTGGATCTTCTTCTGTTATCTTACCATAATGAATATCAGGTAATGATATTTCGTAACATATAGGATCTTTTGATTTTTTCCATTTGTGCTTAGATACTTTATGGGAGTTTTCTTTAATGTAGTCTAATAACTCTTCTTTAACTTGAGGCTGTTCATGCCACTGGTTGTGAGTTACTACACTATAACGCTGTTCCCCATTAAAATTTTGCCAAAATTTAACAGACTTTACATCTGCCATAGTTAACCCATTATCTAGTAAATGCTTTGAAAATGCTTGACTGTCACTTAACTCATGACCATTGTCATTGTTCATCCTCTCTTGCACCCACTCTTCTGAGGTTACTAGCTTTTTACAATCTCTTATAATAGCTATATCTACTTCCCATTTGTCGGCTAAAAATTGTGCTCCTTTTTTTAAGTAGCCTTTTTTAGTCCTTAATTTTTCAATAATCTCTTCTCTGTTCATTTAATATGTTTTTAAGTTCATTAAACCTACTTACACTTTTAACTAAATCTGATGGATCTTTAGATTGATAGCTATCTGGTATGCAGATATTATTAAAACCATATAAGTCACAAATCTTAACAGCCATAGTTTGACCTGGGTTTGTTACTTTGTCGAAATCATTGTCGTATAAAATATCTATTGTTTTAAATCTTGTTTTCAGCTCACTTATTAGTTTATCTGAAGGTATTTGCATTTCACTCTGCAAAGCGATAGCATTGTAGCCGGCTGCATGTAAACACATAACATCTTTAAGAGATGAAGTAATGATAAGTCTCTCACCTTTATACGGGAGTTGGTCATAGCCTTGGACATCTGTCTTTTTTGTATTGCTTAACCACTTATTTGTTTCTTCATAAGGAGAATAAATTTTATATCGAGTCTTGAATCTAAAAGCGTAAGTAATTGATTTACAAGTAAATCTAGTACTATTTACCCAGAAGTGACTTACAGGCTCAACCCCAAACATAAGTAATATTTGCTTACTAACCAAATATTGTCGCCAAAAGTTTGCGTCAGCTCTAGTCCATAATCTTTTACGCTTTTTTAATATTACTTCAGTCTTAGCAAAAGACGGAACTTTGTTTTGTCTGTATGCCATAATACCCATAGTAAACTTAATACTTGCTTTTTTAGAGCTTAGATTAAGATTGAAATCAGAGTCGATAATTCTTAAAGAATCAATAAATGTACAATTATATTTAAATTTAATATAGTTAAAACAGTCGAATGTATGATCCGAGTGTCCAAAATCTTTATATAATAATTTACCATTATAAGGAATTATAGAAACAGTTGGCGACCTGTCTTCACGTAAATCACTTGGAAATAACTTACCTAAGTCTTTAAAGTTAGGGCAATAATACCGAAAAATGTCATACTCAGTAATTTTACTAAGTATGACATCGGTATGTAGGTGATCGTTACTGTCTCTACGATCAATTCCCATTAGAATGGTGCGTTTGCTTGTGGGTCTGCAGGCACTGTCCAATCTGCATTTTCATCAATAGTGTCTGGAGTAACTAGACTTGCTGTAGATATATGTTTACCCCACTTAAGATCTGCATTGAAGTCATGATTCTTAAATTGAGAATACTCATCATTAAGATTCTTAACAAACATATCATCTCTTTGTGGTTTAACTCTACCAAAATATCCAGTATAAACACCTTGATATTGTGAGTCTTTAACACCTATAAGAACTCTAAGTTGATTACTTTTTAGTGCTGCAGCAAGGTTTTTAACCTCTGTTACATCACCAGCAGCAATTGCACTCATTGTATCATAGAATACAGATCCACCTGCAGCTACATTAGCCCAAGCTTTTGTGAATTCAATTAGTTCTCTTTCTCCATCATAAGCTTTTCTTTGGCCTTCAACTTTCCACCAATCATACGTTGGTGCGTCTTCTGACCATGTAGATTGACCTACATTATTTAGCCATAAGTGTTTACCAGTTTGAGATAGTTTATGAGAATTTTTTAGAAATAAATCTAATTTAAAATTACCATCCTCATTGTTTAGCCAAAATGTTACTTTATTCCATTCTTGATCATTACTAGTACCTGAATATGCAGGTTCTTGTTTTACATTTATATCAAGTGCATGTAACTCTGCCATTGTAGGGTTAACTGCTAAAACACTTACATTTGTTAATCCAGAAAAGAATTCTTTTCCTCCTCCAGTTACTTCTTCCGTACTTGCATTACTTTGTATTGCCATAATTAATTATTTATTGGTTATTAAAATTGTGTTATTTCTCCTTTGTAGTCTGCCCCTTCTTCTACTCTTGTTTGATTATCAAAAGCTGTTTGCGTCTCTACAGGAATGCTAGTTTGATTAGGATCTACTTCATCTACCTCTCTTTTAGAAAACTGAGGCTCTGATGTATCCACCGTGTCTTCTGTAGCTGTATCATCTATAAATTGAAAAGACAATTTTCTAATTTTTCTAGCTTTCTTACCTTTCAATTTAGGGTTTTTAAACATTTCTGTTACTTCCCAAGTTTCTAAAGAGTATTTCTCTTTAATACCTTCTCTTCCAACACCATCATCTAGATCTTTTAAGATCATAGTAGTAGTTATTTGTGTTGGTGTCTCTTGTTTTACAACTGCAACTACAGTTGGTTCATTTGCATCAATCATGTTTAATTGGTTTAATTGGTTAATCTATAAATATTTTTGACCATTCTAAAGGCATGGTCTTGCCCTTTAAGTGCGCACATCTGGTTCCAGCAGTTATATCATCTAAAGAATCAAAAGAAATCATAGTCTCTTCTCCTTCTCTAAATATGTATCCAACTGCATCTGCATTTGTACAAGTAATCTGCTTAATCTTACCAGTTAAATCAAGGTCTTTAACAGCAACCTCTTTACCTTTCTTTTCAAGCATCTTATCTTTTAGGTGTCCAACTAAGATAATATGATCCGCTAGTTTGCCTAACTTGTCCATCCATTCTTTGTATGCTAATCTTAAATATAAGTAGCCTGCGCCATTTGGCAATGATAGAACTGAGGTTCCGGGATTATTTTTCTCAAAGCTTTTACCCATAGGAGTTTTCATATAAATTTGTTTAGCGTATCCTTCACACCAATCTTCTAGCTTAGATATAGTATCTATAGCTATATATTTATACGGTCTTCCTTCCTTCATAATTGCTGCACCAATAGCTTGTAAATCACTCAGGCTATTTGCTTTAACTTTTAAAGCATCTACCATATCTGAGCCATCTTCTAAGTCAATGATTAAGCAATCATCTAGTTGTGATAATACTGTAGTCTTCCCTATTTTAGGTGCTCCATATATTATCATATTTTTAGGCGATTTACGGCTAGCCTTTACCTTCTTTTTTGGTAACTCCATTTTCTTCAAATTTGTTTAAATTTTCTATTAGTTTATTTCTGTCTTTTTCAAGAGCATTTGTTATTATAACAATAAAATATATTATTACTATAACCATAAGAAATGTTATCATTATTGTTTGCATTTTATTCTCTTTCTTTAATTGTAAACGTTGACATTTCTGCTTCATAAGGTATCATACCTAACAAACCATCCCTGTTCTTTTCTATATGTACAGCTAGTAATCCTTTAGGATCTTCATTACAATATTTTTCTGTAATACCATACAAATCATGAGGTCGTTGCAGCATCATAACTACATGTGCATCTTGACCTATACTATCACCACCAAATAAATCTGTTAATAGTGGTTGATACTGAGCCTTAGCTCTATGCTCTGACTCTATGTTCCGGTTAAGCTGAGACAATAGTATATTAATACATCCTAATTGTGATTGCATCCACATACATCCTTTACTTACATCATTAAGTTTTTGTAATTCCATCTCTTTATTGCTTAGTATCAAGCGAGAGTGATCAAATACGTTAACTACGATTGAGTCTGGGCGTTTGTTAGCTACATCTATATTAGCTTGTTTAATAAATTCTATATCTCTAGGAACGTTGTTAAAATATACAGGATAATTCCCGTACTTCATAACTTCTTCTTTAAATTTCATATACTCAGCGTTGTCTAATCTCTTTTCTACTGATAATAAGTCTCCTACTTGTTTATTTATACCTTTTGAACCTGCACGCAGTATCTGTTGATACCCCGGCATCTCAAAGCTCCAGTATAATACTAATAAGTTTTTACCTATGTTTCTATCTAGTAAGTCAAAGATAAGTTGATTACTAAACGCTGATTTACCTACACCTGGACGACCTGCAACTACATACATCTTACCTGGCTGTAAACCTCCAAGTAAATTCTTATTTAGTCTGTTCCATTTAGTAGGATAAACTTTACGTTTACCATTCATACCGTCTGCTACCTGATGTAGAGAGGCGCTGATTGCTTTCCTTATACTCTTAAACCCTCTATCTTTAAAGAGATCTTGTGATCCTATTGGTGTCTTGTTTTGTGTCATTTTCATCTAAGTTTTCATACTTTTCCCAAGTATGGTTATTAATCCAGGTTTGTAAATTTTGCATGTAAGACAGGTTAAATCTATTAATAGTAAGCTCTTTGTCTAAACATTTCATTATGTGCTGATGTTTGTATAGCTTATTCTTTACTATTTTTTCATACCTGTCTCTAGCTTTTTTATTATTTAAAGCATCTGGATCCTTAGCGTGTAACATTCTAACACCCCTATCTGGAGTCATTACTTTCATAGGATACGTACTTACAAGCTCAGCAAACATCTGATCAAAATTAGAAGAGAAAAGGTCAATGAACTCTTGTCTTATAAAATGTTGATCAGGTGTTTCGCCTAACTTGATATATCCGTCTTCTTGTAACTTCTCTAAATTTGGTTTAAGATTAAGATTGTTTAAATAAGTATAACTTTCCTTATGTATTATATAAAGATATAAATAGTCATCAGCAGACATTCCTGTTTGCTCTAACACTTCAAAATCTATATCAACATTCATATGGCAGTAAAGGTTATAAAAAGTTCTGTTATACTTATTTGTGAATCTTGAACAAATATAACAAAATCTATTATTATGTACAAATATTTTAAACAATTATTTCCAAATAACATTGTTTAAATTTTTTGTTGCGTTAGTTAACCACTTCTGTTCCTGACTATCAGCAACATACAGTATTATAATATCACCTATTTTACCTTCTTGAAATCTAACAAGACGTCCAACTCTCTGTATCATAGATAAAGATTTACTAGTAATTCCACAAACTATCCCCATATTTGCATTAGGAACATCAAACCCTTGGTTAAGAGCTTTAGTAGAACAGAGCACATTTATATCTCCAGTTTTAAATAACTCAAGAGCTAAATCTTTTTGCTTTTTAGTTTTCTTAGAGTGATAAGCCATTGCATACGGGGCTATAGAATCACACAATTGATCTGTAAAATCATTAGCGCCACCAAATACAAGTATTTTTTTATCTACATTCTTATAATAAATACTTTTAAACTTCGTTATCTTATCAGCTGCATAATCTATGATAGCTTTACGTTGTCTAATAGTTTGATAGAATCCTACAGCTGCACGTTTCTGATCTGCAGTACTATTTTTATCTCCTAAAATTCTTTTTGCCTCAGTAAATGCATCAAAATTACCTAGTTGTAGCTTCCAATATATAAACCTATTATTTATTTTCTTATAATCAATAGCTTCTTGAGCTCGCAGTTTAACCGGTATACAGGTAATCTTATAAGGACTAACAATACCTAATTCTACACATTTATCTAATGTAATTGTATATACTGTGGGTGCTAGTTTATTAAGAACTTCATTATACTCTTCTTCTTCTGGTAGTGTTGCAGTCATGCACAACAAGCTATCATACATATTATATTGAAAGAACTTACGATATTTTATAGATAAACCTAAATGTATTTCATCACATATAACTAAATCATAGTGTTCACCTTTTAATTTATAAGCACTTTGATAGCATATTACCTCTACATTGTCAGTAGGTACACCCCATTTTATAAACTCTTCAATAAACTGATCTTGTAACTGTACAGTAGGTACTAGTATTAATATAGATTTAACATGAGTATGACTACATTTCTTTTCTAGTATATATTTAGCTGCAAGCACACCAACTCTTGATTTACCAAAGCCAGTACCTGCAATCACTGAACCAATGAAGCCGTCTCCGGCCCAAGCATTTAATGCTTTACGTTGTTCTACATCTCTGATTTGATTAATTTGACTCACAGTGCTTTCCATAATGTCACAGTTCTATTAGTTTCTTTATCTTGATATGTACCATTAGTGGTAACCATACCTAAATTTACAAGTTCAGTCATCCTACCTGTTACACGATTAATGTCCCAACCTAATTGTCTAGCAATCATACGGTTAGTAGCCATGCCTTTACTTTTTAGTACTTCGTAAACGCTTTTCTGCCTCAAACCTATGGAGGGAGTCAATTTCTTTAAAGACTCTACTTGAGTCTGCCTTATATTTTTTGTCATTTCTATTTATGTTTTTATATCTTGGTTTATGATTTAATTTATTATCTAATTGATATTTACTCATATCAGTAAAAGTACGTACGATTTGTTTCTTTCTGTATTCAGGTACTAAAGCTATAAGATTCTCATTAGCTTCTGCTTTAGCACTACATCTAAACCAGTCATCCATCTCAATAACATTTTGATTATACAAATCTTTTAAAAATTTACGCTCTTTATATTTTGCTATTAAAGCCCTTGAATTTTCACTCATAATTATATATATTTAAATTAAAATGCAGAGAGAGAGTTAGAAAGAAAACATTTAATAATCTAATTATAGTTATTGTTTGCACGTTGTGTGCACCCCCTCTCTGCATTATTTTATTTTTCCCAGCAATTACTTACTGAGACTTCAGCTTTTAACAGGCCGTTAGTTACTATTTCTTTAGCAGCTACTTCCATTAAATGTTTCATGTCTCTTGTCCATACTTCTAACCAGTCTTCTCTACATATAGTATCTATCTGATCATGTACAGTCATTACTAGTTTAACAGGAACATCATTGTAGCTTATATACTCACGCATTAATACTAAAGCCCTCTTAGTCATGTCAGCACTAGCTCCTTGAATAGGTGTATTCTTACTAGCTCTTTCAATACTACCAAGCTCCATCATTGATGATTTATTTGTCCAAATTTTAGGATACCAGTTATCAAACCACCTCTTCCTATTATAAGGAGGAAATGTTTTAATGTATCCAAATTGTTTACCAAAGTTCCCTAGTTTATCTAAGAATCCTTTGATTGACGGAAAGGCTTTGAAGTATTTTTCGATGAGTTCTTTAGCTGCGTCCACGCTGATATTAAGAGTATCAGAAAGCTTATTAGGACCCATCCCGTAAGCAAGACCGAAATTAATAGTTTTGACATTTGTTCTAAGTTTTTTATGTGATGGACAATTACATTTCTGTTTCTTTGTCATATAAATACAACTATCCTCAGCACAGTTAATCCATTCATCTCCATATACTAGTTCAGCACATGTTGAATGCAAGTCTTGCTCTTCTTTTAAAGCTTTTAACCACACAGGATCTTGAGACCCAAATGCAATTACATTTAATTCTTGTGAACTATAGTCAGCACTTACAAAACTCCAACCATCTGGAGCAGTAAAACAATTTCTATACACATTGTCTGCAGGTATCTGTTGCATGTTTGGTTTACTACTACTAACACGCCCAGTATCAAGTATTTGATGAAAGTTAGTGTGTATTTTATTATCTGCTCCTAAGTTTTTAAAGAATCCATCACCATAAGAAGTACACAATTTCATAGCCTCTTTATATTTTACATACTTGTCAATAAGAGGAAACTTAAATCTATACTTATACATTTGTTTACCATTAACGTTGTCAAGTTCAGGTACAAGACAATTAAATACATCTAACACCTGTTTAGGTGATGTCCATTTTATATCTATGTCTCTAATCTCTTCAACTGGTGTAAACATGTCTGTTTGTACATATCTAGATACAAAATGTTTGACTCTGTGATCATTTCTAATCATATCATCTAACTCTTCTCCTAAACCATCAGCATTCTCAGTATTAATAGCTTCTAGTTTAGACCACTTTTCTATATCTAAATCTAAACCATTAAACTCAATGTCTGCAAATGCTGATACTACCTCATTTTCAAGATCAACTACATTATTAAGTTTATGTTTATCTATGAGTGGTAATTGATGCGTACGTATTTTTAATAAATACTCTACATCTTTAGCACCATAAACTATTTGATCATTCTTAAATGGTTCACCACTTAAACCTATAAATTGATTACGTACATCTTTATTTAAATCTACATTTAAATATCTCTTGCACACATCTTTAAGTCCATACCCATATTTATCCTTACCACAATTAATAACACGTTCTGTTAAAAACGTGTCATAAATACCTTCACAACATATATCTGACCATTTCCTTATAAACTTATAATCAAACTTAGCGTTATGAAATATCTTTGTAATTGTTTTAGCTTCTAAAATATTTCGTAGTGGTTCAATGCTTACAATTCTTGTATCAATGACAAATTGTTTTTCATTATCACCAATTTGAAACATAATCATTTTCTTAGATGTGAAATCTAAACCTTCAGTTTCTGTATCTACACCTAATACTTGCTTAGTAGCACAATACCTAACCACATCATCAATTGTTCCCAACTGAAAATGAGGTGAAGGCATTGTTTGTGTTGAACCATCTACTAAATAAATCATTGCTCTAAGTATTGCATATCAGTATAACCATCAATCAACATTTCTGCTTGTTGGTCAATGTGCTCTTGATATTGTTTATCCGCATCTTTTAATAACTTTAATACTGCTGCAGCACGAACCATAGTTAAAAACTTTCCATTGTATGTAAACCCAGCACAATTCTTACCTAAGTTCTTATAATATACTTGCATGTACTCTTCTAGTCTTCCATTTTGGGCAAGACTATACACCCATTTCATTTGTCCCATTATTGTCTATTTTTTATTTCACAAAGTATAAAACCTAGTATACCACCAAGGATACACCACAGTATTTTTATCTCTGCAATATTAATAACTATTTCTTTTGTTTGTTCCATATCTATTGTTTTAGTTTCTTACGTTGTTTCTGCTTTAAGTAATCTTCATACTTCATACCTGTATGTTTTTCTATTAACTCCTCTATTGGAGTTTCATTTACTTCTCCATGAGTTGAATACTTTGGATAGTCTTGTCCACATGTTGGACACTGTTTATTTTCTGCCATATCTATTGTTTTAGTTTGTTAATGTTTCATATAAGTTACATTTTACCTTGTTTTGTTTCATATTAGATACACTTCTATTGTTTTGTTGAGCTGATTACTATTTCTATTCGGTTCATTGTCTTGTAAATTGATGAATAAACTAGACACATTATATGTATTTACATTCTTTGTCATTGGTTTCTCCTCTATTATATTTACTTGCATATAT